GACTTGGCTTCGGCAGGTACTTCGACGATGGCAGGAGCGGCTTTGGCTTCTTCCATAGCGTCGAGGCGAGCGTTCTGTGCTTCGAGCATTGACTCGATGCTTTTCAGAACGTCATTGTTCTGTTCAGACATTGTGGTGTCCTCTTGTTCTGTGTGTGGAGTTTCGCCCATATCAGGCGTTTCATCGATTGCTTCCGACTTGGCTTCTGCCGCAGTTGGCGCAGGGTGATCATGCCCCGCCTCTGCCGTGTCTGCCTCTGGCTCCACTACATCAGATGCAATTTCCTGTGTTGCCGGGGCTGATGCCTCGACAAATTCCTTGATAGACATTACGTGGTTGCGTGGCTCGGCAGGGTTCAGCACAAGCGATGCTTCGCCGAGTATCCATGTCTCAATTTCTTTTGACCCGTTGTCCGCGTCTTTGCGGCTTACGAGATGACCGACCGCGCCGGACGAGTAGCCGAGTTTGCCCATCTCGACCAGTTCGTTCACCATCTTCTCGTACTCGTCGCGCTTCTCCAGCTGCGCCTCAAACCAGAGACCCGCATCGGTGCTGCTGATCTCGCCCACGCCGATCTGCCTGTTCTTCAGGGTATCATCGTAGCCGTGTTGGTAGTAAACGGGGAGGGTTGCCTGAATGCCGAAGTCGGTGGACTTAGTGAAGAAGTCACCGTATAGGTCGGGGTCAGTCGGTCCGCTAAACCTCACCAGATAGCCGCCGATTCGACCGTCACCCAGAGCCTTAACCTCGCCCCCGTAGGCGATGAGCAGTTCGTTATCGTTCATTGTGTCTGTTGATTTGTTGAGCGGCTTACGCGGATCGTGCGCCCAGTTCATTAATGATATATCCCGTTTACTCGGGCATCCGTCTCTTGCGGGTTCTCCCTGCTCGCCGTTACGCATCCGTTCAATGAAGGAGATGGCGCGGTTGGCGTTCTTGATGTGCTTCTCTGTCCAATCGTCTTTCTTGGTTTTGAGCAGTTCAAGATTGCGAGCGATGACTGCCGCCGGGTCTACCGATGCCAAGCGGCTGCACTCGGTTTCGGACCACGCCCGAAGATCGGACGCGCTCATGTTAGCGAGCCTGTTCCACTTGCGATATACCTCGTCGAGTTCTTCCATGCCCCTTATACAGTCTGTGTAATTTGGAGTTCGCTAAAGGATTGCAAGCGCTGCTAAGGCAAGGCAATAACACACCGCTTCGAAAAGGTCTGCTGCTGTCATTTCTTATCTACCCAACCGCCGCCCTTGAACACGGTGGCAGTCCCGCCTGTGATGACGATGCGGCACTCCTGTCCGGTCGTTGGACACTTGGTCAGCGGTGCGCTCTTAATCGATGCAAAATGCTCGAAGCGTGTTCCGTCTTTGCGTTCGTAGGTGTAGGTCATCCTATTCCCTCGAAAATGATGTCTTGTAATGCTGCGGCGATGATGGTCGCTTCTCCTTCGGGTATGCCGAGGCGTATCAGTTCGGCGTAGTAAGCGGCTATAACGAGAGCCAAATACTCAACGCTCCTGATATTTTTGTCATGCTCAGTCACCGTTGTCTATCAGCACAAGGTTAAACTGGATGGAGATATTCGCGGTGTTGTTAGCCACCTTTGCGAAGAACCCAATGTCGCAGGGTCCGACGAACGGACCGCGTGACACGTGGCTCGTTATGACAAGCGTATTCTGTAATCCTTTGTGTAGTGCTTGCAATCGCATTGGCTCATACGGAGAGGCTACATCGTCCGCTCCGCAACGCTGAAACAAAGCAATATTGGCGTTCTTGGTTGGCTCAATATCTGCCGCGTAAGAGGTCAAAAAAGCAGTCTTTCCTTTCGGCACAGTATACGCACCGATCAAGCTCTGACCATATCCGAACACGCCATCTTTCGCTAACTGCGCCCACGTAGCACCGCCACCATCTACTCGCAGGGTTATCGTCCCGTCATGGGTACTGGCTGACGTTGATGCGTAGGTGTTTGTATTCACCACATACATACGGTAAACACGCAGCCACGTATTGCTCAGGTCTACTGCTTGCGTTCCTTGCAGGGAGACCGTCTCTGTCTGCTCACGCCAATCTGCACCAATGCCCTGAATAAGTACCTGCTGCGCTCCGGCGTTGCTTGTGCTGTCTACATCGGACGAGGACAGTATCTCCAATGATACCGCAGCGGTAGGCGTTGGGTACGTCTTGCTGTCTGTAATGACCGTCCACGTTGTGCCGATAGCGTCAGCCTCGCCAAACTTGTTGACTACGCTGTGACCCTTGACATCACCCTTCGCCACCTCCAGATAGAACTCGGCGTTGATCTGGTTGCCCGATAGGTCGCGCTCAATGCCCACCTGTCCATGTGCGGCAGTTGCAAAAAGGCAAAGCAATATGATGGCGGCGGCTCGTTTCATTGGATGCACTCCTGATAAGATAATTTTCTGGCTTCTGCCAGTTGCAGGCAGGTGATCAGTTGTAACTCCTTCTTGATTTCGGCTTGGGTGCGCTCTACCGCTTCGATACGGTCCTCCATTGTTCCTATTTGCGTCAGGATGCTTCCCTGTGCCATTTCAACCGCACCAACTCGATCTGGGATTTCACGATACCCGGCGGTCGCTACGCCGACAAGCATCGACACGACGATAACTCCGGCAATCAATTTGCCGACCTCAATAACTTTCCCGGTCTGTTCTATCTGGTCCATGTGGTTAAATAATTAAGGCAAAAAGCCCATTTGACAGCGGCAGTTGATAACCTCACCCGGTGGCTTACCTGCCTCGGATGGTCGCATTAGCCCATTGCTGAACGCTTCGCCGATGGGTCTTTCCTCACCGTCGAGTTCTCGGTGGTTGGCATCGCCCTCGCGAGGCTTCTTCCTCGGGTCTGGTCGCACCCTCTGGTCGTTTGCGGTTATCCAAAACTTGCGAGTCATGCCTGCGGCGGTGGCGGCTTCCATCGCCCCGTAGTTGGCGGCGGCGTTCATTTCCGTTTGGGCAATCCGAAGGGCGCGGTTTCTTGATAGTTCGCCCCATCGATCCCTCATCAGTAATGCAATCTCATCTGTACCTAAACCGAGTTCGACAGCCTGCTGTGTTGCCGATGTGACCGTAGCCCGCACCCACTCCTTGGTGTAGTTGTCGATCAGGCGGATCTGCTCGCCGCCCCTTTGCGCAAGGTACTCATCCACGTTGTCCTCCCATGAAGTGTATTGCTCGTCGGTGAACTCCTTTCGGCTTGCGTCGATGGCGTTGTAGACCTTGCCTGTGATCGTCAGCGCGGCGTTCTTCCAAGCATCCTGATATACCTCGGTGATCGGCTCAGAGTCAATGGCTGCGTCGATGTTGCTGTCGTTTCGGACCGCCCGAGCAGCAGCGTCGATCTGCTTCGTGATTGCCCGTTCAATATCCTCAACAAAGGAATCAACCTCCTTGTCGATAAGGCGCTCCATCGCTTCTGCGTGTTCACGCCATCCCGCCCGTGACCGAGCCAACGGGTTGAGTGCCTTTGTGCCTTCCGGTTCGGCTTCGCTCCGGTCGGCTTCTAAAAACCCACGAAGGGCGGTCGGAACACCTCGTCGAGGTCTGCGCCTGCTGCCAAACGCTCGCGGATAATATCAGCCTCGTAATCAGCCAGAGCGTCAGGCGTGAACTTAACGTCGCGACCCTTGCGGTTGATCTTGGTGCGCCACCTCTGGATGTCGAGGTTCTTGGTGTCAGATACGGTATCAGCCGAGCGGACTTCCTGTGGCTGCTCTGCCACTACGTCCTGCCCCTGAATCGGCTCGTACCCGAGCAACTCGCGCCCCTCGTTTACGGACAGCACCGGACCGCCTACGGCAAGAGCGATTGCCTGCGCTTTCTCCAGTTCGCTCTGCTGCATGACCTCGGTCTTGTGCGGCTCAAACTGCAAGTGGTAGCCGAGCGGCATCAGCAGTTGTTGGTTGATAGCATGGGCGAGTAGACGCGCCTGTGGTACAACCGTGTTTGCCATGAACGCCAACTGGTCGCTCTTGGCTGTGGCGTAGTTGGCGGCGTTAGACATGACGAGTGAGTGCGGAACGCCAAGCGTCGAGGCGATGGCTTCCCTTGCGTCTCGGGTGATCACATCGCTGTGCAAGTCGGACAGGTCGGATCCTACCTCCTGCGCTGACAGCCCCTGCATCACCATCGGGTCATCGGGTGTGGGCTTAGTGCCGAGGATGTTGCGGCGTACCCACCGCTGCCACCGCTTGACCGTCAACTCGTCCGGCTGACGTGCGTCCTTGTCGGCAACCCAGACAGTCTTTTTGACCAGTCCTGATCGCAACTGACCACTCGTGTACTCAGCGAGGTCATGTAGGATCTGGCTGTGCATATTTGCCGAGCGAGCATCTGCCGACCCCGGTCCCTGCTCTACGAAGGGCGAAGGTTGAAACGTGCCGAGGACTCTTGAGCGTGGAACCTGAAATTTACGCTCGTTGGCTGAGCGCTCGTAATAACGGAAATTGCCACGCTCGTCTGGTCCGTACTTACCATCTTTGAAGCAGGGCTTGATGCTTGTCGGGTTAATCCACGACAGACCGTCCGCTTTGGTGATGATCCCGTCCTTGTTGAACGCGCCTTCCTTCATGGCGTATGCAGCACCAACGAGAGCGAGCGATGCTTCCGCTCGGTACAAGTAGTCGAACAGGTCGAGCCACGCTAGTTCTTCGGGCGCTTCTTCGCCTGCCTTCCAGACCACGTTTGTCATGTCACCCTTGTGAACGACAAAGGGCAAGGCTGCAATCGCCTTTGCCCTAACGTCTACGCACCGCCGCGTCCAACCTTCGTCTGTCCATGCTACCGCCGGGGACATCTTGGCTACGTGTTCGTGACCATGCAGGTTGAAGATGTTGAGCCATTCGGGGTCGTTAAGGCTTACGCCTTTCGTTGACGATCCGAGTACATAAAAATCGGGCTTTGGCATTACCAGACTCCCCAAGTGTTAGTTGCGCCTTTCAGGTGCGTATAGATGGCATACCGCATGGCATCAACGGCGTGGTCGTGCCGCTTTAGAGGAACGTCCTTTAGTTCGCCAGACTTGCGGTCCTCGTCCCATCGGTATTCCCGTAATTCGTTCTGTAAGTTTTGCGACCCTGCGTGGACGTTGATGTTATAACGTTTAACAAAGTCGATCCCATCTTTTACGCTCTTGTCGGCTTTATACGCCTGCAATCCTTCTCGGATCAATTCCTCGATCCGGTCCGGTTCGGCTGCATCGCAGTAAATTGGCAGGTTTTTATTGCTGACCGCTTTCTTTAACTCGGCAATCAGATCAGAGTTTGTTAGACCGCTCTGATAAATAACTTCCCGCACGTAGATGTCGGGATCGGTCACGGTCACGGCTACCACGGCAGATGGGCTGTTGTACCCGAAGTCGATGCCGTAAAAGTCCGGCTCGCGGTGTTCGTTGTACGTTTTCCACTCTGGAAAGATAACACCCTTGAGCGCCTCGCCCCATTCTCCGCGCTCGTATATGGCTCTCAGATCCTCTGGAAGCGACTTGAGAACGTCGATGTACTGCTTGTCAAGGAAGGCGTTGTCGCGCCACGTGGTCCGCAGTACGAAGATGTCTGGGTTCTCGTCGAGCCACCGCCGGACCCAGAGACGGGAATCGGTCGGGTTGAGGGTCAGCGTCACCTGCTTGTATGTTGGCACATCGCCACGCAATCGGAGGTCCACTTGCCGAAAGGCATCCTCCTTGACCTCGCTTGCTTCCTCGATCCAGACGGACGTTATGCCTGCGATGGACTTCAGTTTCTCTGGGTCATCCAGTCCGGCGTGAATGATCTGTGCTCCATTCGGAAAGGTGATCGACAGGTCGGAGCGGTTGGCTGTTACCTCTACGCCGAACGATGACGCCACCTCGATCAGCAGCCGGAACGTGGACTCGCGGCAGGTGCGGTATACGTTACGGATTACCAGTATTCGCTCCCGCTTGTTCTGGATGCATCGGTAGACAAGTTTTTGTGCTACCGTGTAGGACTTACCAGACCCCGCCCCGCCAAACAGGACCGCATACCTGTCCTGACTTCTAATATAGCCAGAGTAGCGGCTGTTGTACTGAATCTGATCGCCAGACATCAATCATCGTGGTCGGCATCGACCGGGACGAAATTGATCTGCAAGGGCTGACCGCCAGAGGTGATGTCGATGGTGTTGTTCTCATTCCAACCCATCTTAACCCGGCTATAATACCGTGCGGTCTGAAACCACGAGGGATGCGTTGGGTCCATCGCTACCGTCGCAATACAGTCCTGAACCTCGTCGGCGATCTGGTCTTTGAGGGCGTTGTAGACCGTCTTGATCGCTTCGTTGGCATTCATGCGGTCGTAGATCGTTTGGCGGTGATAGCCAAGATCCTCTGCCACGCGCGTGATGATTCCCTTGTGTCTTACAATGGCAGCAATCAGTTCTTCGTCGGTATGCTTCTTTTCGCTCATGCGCGCGTGAGTGTAAGATCAACCCTTGCGTGTGATCGGTTTTCGTTCTTCGCCTGCACCGTAGCCGTTGGCGTATGCCGCTCGTGCTACCCGCTCGGCTTCTTCTCTTGTGTCGAATGGTCCTTGGCTTCCCCAATACCATCCGTCTGGCTTCTTAACTATTGGCATCAGTCCTCTGGTATACAATGAAAGAACAGGGCGCGGAAAGCGTCCATGTCGATCTTCGTGCCGGGGCAGGTTTTCTTGGCTCCCGTCTCGCGGTGTCCGAGTATGTTGTGTGGCGGTATGCCGTACAGATCAGAGAGGCGGTCACATAGACGCACAGCAGACAACACCTGCGGCAGCGTCCACATCTCGTGGTCTCCGTGACCTTCGAAGGCTATGCCTATGCTCCGGCTGTTGTAGCCGAGAGCGTGAGCGCCTTGCTCATCCTCTGCCCTTCCTGTTTCGAGCGCACCGCTCCTGCGTATGAGGTAGTGGTAACCAACGTCCGACCATCCCCTGTCAAGATGCCAACGCCGGACCCGATCAATACCTGCGTCACCATCAAAGGCGAGGGTATGCAGGACGATGTACTCGGGTGCGTTCATCCTTTATCGGATTCTTGCTTGTCTTTGCCTTCTGGGATCAACATGGCGGCAACGGCAGCAAGGGCTGTGATGGCTTCCCAGATTACCTGCAAGTCCTCAACGCCAATGGGCAAGAACTGCGCGATGATGGCAAGTCCTGCCCATGTAGATGCTTCTTTGAGGCGGTCGAGTAGTTTCTTAATCATCGTAGGTAGTACGGTTGGTGGTACAAGTGCCGAAACGGGTATCTGCTCCGGCGGGTGTGGCTTGATCTTTTCCATGTCAATATAACGCCTGCGCGGTCATCTATGTTCAAGCCTGTTTCTAAGCCTGTAACCGAGCCTGCTCGTGCAGCGTGGCGTCTGGGCTTTCTGGTTGCGGTCGTAATAGGACCACCAATGATCGGACACATCCTCGACGTTCGGTACTGGCAGCGCCTCACCGGGTCTGGCTGCGTCTCCGAGTTCGGAGCGAGCCTTGTTCTCTGATCTAACAACGGCGTTCTGCTCATATCCGCCTTCCCTGTTGATGCAGATAAGTTCGAAGTCCTCTGGTGCGAGGTCGTAGAAGGCTATCCACTCGTCTCGTTGGTGTTGGCTGATAGGTAGTCCATGCAATTTGCCAGAGCGCAGAGCGCGTTCCCGGCGTTTCTTGATGGACTGCTCCCATTGAGCGATAGACATTCCGGTGATCTTGTGGCAGAGCATCTCTGCCTCATATGCTAACGTCGAAAAGGTCAATGATCTTGGTGTTGTGTAGTTGCGCTTTCTCCTTTGCCCATTCGCGCTCTCTACGGTCAGCGCACCGCGTCAGGTAGTTGGTACGGAAGTCCTCCATGTTCTCGCGTCCCTCAAAGGATAGACCGTGGTCAAACCAGAAGTCTACGGCATCCTTGAACTCCTGTCCTGACCCCGGCTCGATGTTGCCGACCAACGCTACCTTCTCGTTGTAGGTGAGCGTTCTCTTTAGCCTTCTCTGTATATAGCCAATCGCCTTGGCGTCGATCTGGCTAGGCTTGAGTGTTTGCATATTCATTCTATGAATGTAGCCTCTCTCGGCAGTCCGATTCAATCCTTCGCCATGTGCCGTGTATGGCTTCTTTTTGGATTTGTTTTGTTCTGTCTCTCAGGATACGGTGTGCCAACACTAAATGTCAAAAGTGTACAACAGGGGTTATATATAGAGCCGGAAGAACGCTGCCCCTGTGTGCTGTTCGGGATTCGTTGCCTGCATCCCCAACGTGTTCCGGTTGACCTCCTGCGCCTCAGACGGCTCCGCTTCCATAACCACGGACACCTGTCGCATCAGCCGAGTCAATAGTAAACGCGAGAGCGAGATTGGTTCAAGAGAATCTGGGTGCATCTTATCCACCAAACCGCTCATTCCATGTTGAGTGGTTTATTTGTGTGAAGTGTTTGTTAAGGTTTGTGTATATGTCAAAAAAAATTGCGACATTGGTCACAACTCAAACGGGCAGCAGCCCACCACCAACCGAGAGAAACAATGACAAAGACACAGCTACTTCGCAAGGTCGAGCGCCTGTTCGACATCCCAGATAAGATTTGCTTCTGGGTGATTTGCATCTCCATCGCCTATTTCTCACTACGCACATTGCTATCCCTATGAAAAAGAGAACCATCGTCGCTGACAAAGACCTTCTGGATCTTGTCACCTACACAAGCCCCAATAGTGATTTTACCTGGTGGTTCGATTGGTGCAGGGACCAAGAGCCCCACACCTTTTGGGACCGCAGACTTGAAAAACGAAGGCAATCAAACGGGGCGAACAAAAACAAGCGAAAGAAAAAATGAGCTACGAAGAAGCTGCGATATTCCTAACGGGCGCTCTTTGCGCCTCGGTATTGACTTGGATTATTGCAATCCTGATGTCAAACATAGAAAAGCCGGAAGGCGGCACGAGGTTCACAGGCGATCAGGTCGCTATGCTGAACAAGTTGCTTGACGAGAACGATGTACAACTAACCAAGAAAGACTGATGTACTACAACACAACGAGAGAGACAGGCGAGCAACTGGCAACCGCAACCCAGTCCGCCGCATCCCAGACACAGCGCATCCTTGACCTGTTCAGGTCTATGCCTAACACATCCATCCATGCGTGGACCATTAAGACCTTCCTGCGTGGCGATGTGCCGATCACGAGCGTTAGGCGAGCGATAACGAACCTGCATGATGCAGGACAGATAGAGCGCGATGATTCGGTGTATGCCGGACCGTATCGCCGCAAGACGTACACCTACCGATACCTTCGGGGTTGATTGTGAATTGATCGTTCAGGATTCGGAATTGTGATTCATCTTGACGAACTTTAACACATCACCAATAACAACCTTTTACTACAATGACACAGAGAGAGACAGACAACTTCGACGCCTACTACGACGAGATCGCCGACGAGCAGTACGAGATCTGGAAGGAGCAGAAGGAGATTCCGCAACTGCGTACAATCGATACCACATCCCTTCAGCGTAGCATCGACCGCATGGCTGCCTTGCTTAGAGAGTTTAACGAGGTGACACGATGAGCATGACCAAAGAAACCGCCATCAACAAGGCGATGAAGAGCGTCCGGCAGACAATCGCCTTCGACCAGTACAGTCCACAACAGATGGACCTCAACGTACGTGCCGCCCTGCGGATGGTGTACGAGGCAGGACGAGCGCAGGGCATTAGGGACTCCATCGAGATCGTGGAGCGTAATCACATCAATACTCAGCAGGTGGCGTAATGGCAAAGGACACAGGCATCGTTAGCATCCACGGCAAGCAATACAAGACCGTGGCGCTCCGAGTGAGCGAGTTTCGTGAGAAGTACCCCATCGATGACGGATGGGGCATTGAGACCCAATGCTACGCCGTTGACGCACAGACGGTTATCATGCGAGCCATCATCACAGACCCGCAGGGTCGCGTGGTGGCTACTGGCTACGCCGAGGAAGAACGATCTCAGCGTGGCATCAATAGCACATCAGCCCTTGAAAATTGTGAGACCTCGGCGATCGGTCGGGCGCTGAGTGCTGCCGGGTTCGCCGGAGACGGGACATACGCTTCTGCTGATGAGATAGCACAAGCCATCAGCAAGCAGGGCGGCAGCCCGTCAGCCGCACCGGGTCAGCCATCGCAGAAGCAGAAAAACTTTGCGTGGTCGCTCATCAAGAAGCAGCCCGAGGACAAGCAGGAAGCATACATCAAACGAGCAAAGACGGCAGACGCCGCTGCGCTCTCAAAACTGATCGACGAACTCAATGGATAGCACAACAAGAAAGAAGATCGAAAGCCAGATCCGCAGGGCTGCGAACATGATCCACACCCGCATCAAGGTCGCGGCACTCGGTATGCAGGAAGCGCAGACCTACTGGATCGGAAGGGATGAAGGGTACTTTGAGGGATTTGAGCATGGTCTCAATGCTTCCAAGTTGCACATAGAGGACGCTATGCAGGCGTTTGTAGATGGCGAACTGGTCGAGGAGGTACTTGGCGATGCCTAACATACGAGAGCGTTCTCAGATGATTAAGGAAGCCGTGTCGATAGCAACAGGCATACCCGTTCAGCGCATGATGTGTGGCTATCGTCAGCATGAGGAAACGAAAGCAAGGCGATGCGCTCTGAATCTGCACATGGAAAACCTTGGATTCATGGGCAAGAACTGGGCTTGCGACCAACTCGGTATGGTATCGCGGAGGTTCAGCGATTACGAGGTGTGTCTAAAGGTAGAACCACAGATAAAGCAAAAGGCACAGACACTCTACGACAAGATGCTTAAAGAGGCTAAACAATGATTGAACTGGACTGGACCGAAGAACCACAATCGACACCGCAGCAGGATGCGCTCGTGTGGCGCGTCAAGGCGTGGCTCATACTAAAGATCAAGAGGCTTATCACATGACCCTCATTGAACAACAGATATACGCAGAAGTCGGAGCAGCAATAGAAAACTGCACCCAACGGGAAAAACTTGACATAGCAACATGGATCGTTTTATCATGCCTGAACGATACGCAAGAAGGCATGACCGGAGCGGATTCATACCTTGATGTCGTGACCCGCCATTGTGGCGATATACTGACCCACGCTCGCGGTCGGCTCATGCGATACGGCAACAACGGATACCCGAAACGATAACACAAACAGAGAGAGACAATGAACAACCAGAACCTATTTGACCTGACACACAGCCAACTGGCTGACCTTGCCAACTTGGAGGAACTGCTCGAAGCAACGGGCGGCGAGATAACCGAGGATGCCGAGGTGCTGCTCGACCAGATCGCACAAGGCGAGGATGACATCCTTGCCAAGATGGATAGATACGCCGTGGTCATCGCCCAGATGGAGATGGATGCGGAAGCCTACGTAGCAAAGGCGGCTTACCTAAAGGAGCGCATGGACACAATGAAGGCTCGCGCAAACAGCAAGCGCCGCGTGGTCGATGGTCTGAAAGACCGCATCATGCTATCCATGAAGATGCTCGGGATGCAGAAGGCAGAGACACCCAACCATGTCAGCGTATCGGTACGCAAGGCGAAGGCTCCGGTGATCATCGGGGATGAATCGCTCGTGCCGGATGAGTTCGCCAAGATCACACGCCGCCCAGACAAGACCGCCATCGGCAAGGCTTTGGCTGCGGGTCTGGAATGTGACTTCGCGGCTCTCGGAGAAGGCAAGGAATACGTGGTGCTGCGATAATGAAAGACCAAGAACACCGGGAGCAGGTGGCGCTATTCAAGGCGCTGAAATTACAAGAGCGGACCAACCCGCTATTCGCCAACGTCTTTGCCATCCCAAACGGCGGTCATCGTCACATCAAGGTGGCAGCCAAACTCAAAGCCGAAGGCGTGAAGGCAGGAATCCCCGACATCTTCGTAGCAGTCCCCAACTCGTACTCGGCAGGGCTGTTCATCGAGATGAAGGTAAAGCCCAACAAACCGAGCAAGCACCAGAAGGCGTGGATGGAAAGACTCGAACAAGTCGGCTACGATTGTATGGTGTGCTACTCGTGGACGGATGCGTACAAGGCGATCACAGACCACATCGGTTCTGCCCTTGTCAGTATACCAAAAGAGTGAGATCGTTCGTTAGGAGCGATCCTGCGAAGCCTCAGAGCGTCTCCATCGTCTGAAAGACAACCTGTTGCTTTTTGTGGTCATGGGTAAAGCGTAGCCACCACCCGCCGAGCGGTTTGGGTGGAGCGCCTCGTTCCACGTGCCAACCACCCTGCGTGTTGTACTCCTGCTTGTACGTAGACACGCACAGATGCACCTGCGGCTTGAGCGATAACTTGCCGTAGTCGGAGATGGATTCCTTGACCAACTCAACGCGCCACCGCTCGTGTATGTGTCCCGTTACCACGATGTCGGCATCGTAGTACTGGCGGCGATTCGTGCCTATGACCCCCTTGGAAACCGGTCCTCCGCCTCCACTTCCATGAAAATATCGCAGCCAGACGCTTTTCCTCTTGTGTGGCGTGGCAAAGCGAAGTTTGATATAGCCACCATAGCCGCCAACCTGAACGTTCGATCCTGTCTCCTTGTTTAGCCGATAGGCGAAGCGAGCGAGGATGTCCGTCTGGTGATGTTTTATGATCGCGGTCTCATGGTTGCCATATCCGAGAACGGCGAACTGGTGGGCGTACGGTTTGAAAAAATCAACCGCCGTGTTCGGTACGTCATCGAAGTATTCCTCGCCTCGGTGGATGGGTCGCAGAGCATCCGAGGACTTGCGCCTGTCATACTTGCCCTGCATCAAACAGAAGAAGTCTCCAACGTCGATGACCGGAGCGTTGCGCTCCTTTGCCAATTCGAGATGCTTCTTTTGCAGCGACCAGTCGGAGTGCTGATTGTCCCAATGGCGGTCTCCGGTCAGGAGTACCCATTGCTCCCAGTCCTTGTTTTCGAACTCATCCGTAAACTCGATCTGGTGAGCGTCTGGTCCGAGCCGAGAGACGTTCCACATAATGCCGGTGGTTTATTGATCCCAAATAGGACTTGCCGCCACATCATACTGCGCCGCCTGTTGTTCAGTAATCGTGGCAATTTCGGCTTCAACGGCGTCAGATGCAACACGCACCGCTTTAATCGCAGTCCATGCTGCGCTCATGGCGTTCCACTCGTCATCACCAACCTCCCCGTCTGCGACCTTCTCAACGGCTCGTGCTGTGTAGTTTCGCTGCTTCCATTCGGGCAGGATGGCAAGGATGCGGCGGTTGGCTTCTCCCTTTGCCGATTCAATAAGGCGATTCTTCCACTCGGCAAGCGCGGCTGTTCTGTCGGCAACGCTGTCGGCAACCCATGAAAGGACAACAGCATCGCCAACCTTCTCTGTTGCGGGTCTGTACCTATCAAGAGGCGTATCTGAAGGTCTGCCATCATCGCTCAAGGCAACAGCGCCAATGCTCTCCAACATCTGTTCAGTTGGATCGTCGGGAATAGACACGTTTGGGAAAGTGCGGCGTAGCGCATCCATGCCCTCGCCGATTAACGTGCCATCATCGTGTGCGTATATTTTAGACATCCAAGTATAGTGTTTTGTCTGATATAGAAAGACCACGCGATGCCGCGTTCTGTGCGCTGCTTCCAGAGAATCGATCAGCAACAGCCTCAAGCCATGCCATCGTGTGTGCGTGGGTGGGCGCTTTTCCTTCACGCAATAGCGCATCCTCCTGTTGCAGCAGGGATGACACCTCGGCTTGTGCTACCGCGCCGTTAATACCAATGTTGAACAAGTAGATCAGGTTGCCTTCGTCGATAACACCGCCGCGAGCGCGAGCAGCGTGTAATGCTTGCGAGAAGGCAGTCATTATGTGATGCCTCTCCTGATCTTTTTCGTAGTCCTCCTCGGTTAGATACTCAACTCCCATGCTTTCGAGAACGCTGTCATACTGCGCGATTAGGTACGCGAGTTTTCGTATTGCGCCCCGCGCCGCTGCCTCCAGATTCGATAGGTGTATTGTAATTTCGTCTATGTCGATCTGAAGCACCTCTGCCTTGTAACCTTTTGCCCCTTCAAGCAGGCGCTGCTTTCTGTCGCGCTTGGCTCGCTTGCGGCGCACCTTGATTGATGCTTCCTCCAATGCGTGTCTTGTCCTCTGAATTGATGCGAGTAGGTGCTTTAGCGTTCCGGTCTGCGTCAAGTCTACAACGTCGAGCGTTGTGGTCTTATACTGAGACGAGGATTTATTAAAGACTTCGGACGCAGCAACGGTGGCAGGCAATCTCTTCTCGATGCGCTCAATAGCGCCGATAACGTTTGCCGCCTCGGGCAATGTGCTAAGCAAGGCAATGTCAGTATTCACGAAAGCCCTCCATGAGCGTCTGAGCAACCCGCAGGAGATATCCTTGCTTGCGTTAAGTCACCGAAGTCGGTGGCGTTACCCGTCGAATCAATGGTAACGTAGTCAATAGTATTTGTAACGATTCCGGTATATCCACCGCCAAATACTCCTCTTGTTGATGACGAGCAAGCCGCATTAGTTGCTACTGAAGCGCTTAAATCACCAAAGTCTGTGGCGTTACCTGTCGATGCAATAGTAATGTAGTCAATCGTATTGACAGTACTATAAGAACCATTTGTGGTATCCCCACCGCCGAACAATCCGCGCGTTGATGACGAGCAACTTGATAATCTATTCCTCGCTTGCGTTAGATCACCAAAGTCGGTGGCATTACCAGTAGATGCAATAGTGACGTATTGAATAACGTTTTGACTCATGAAAGTATATCCACCGCCAAATATGCCTCGTGTTGGTGATGAGCAAGCAGAAAGATAACTTGTGCCTCCCGGCCATAATAAATCACCAAAGTCGGTGGCGTTGCCAGTAGAGGCGATGGTAATATAATCTATGTAGTTGCCGTTCGACCCCGTAAAAATGCCGCGTGTAGAGGACGAGCAACCTGCCATGCCTTGTCCATCAAAGTTAAGATCACCAAAATCTGTCGCATTTCCCGGTGATGCAATAGTAACATAGTCTATCGTGCGATAATCGCTTAACCCACCAGCCCACACACCTCGCGTAGATGATGAGCAAGCACCCAATCCATACCGCGCAGCAGTTAAGTCACCGAAGTCGGTGGCGTTACCCGTTGATGCAATAGTAATGTAGTCAATAGTATTCCGGTCAACACCGGCATCAGTCCCACCGCCAAACAACCCACGACCGGCATCGCCGCCTGCCGCCCTTCTGAACGCTAACATTGCCGGTGTAAACATCTTACTTGCTGTCTAAGGATGAGACAATGCCATGCCATGTAGTGCCGCCATCGCGGGTATAGAACACAAGTATGTCAACGCCTGATGCGGTCAAGGTAGGAGCGGCTCCTCCCTCCCAGTCTACGGCAGCAGGAAATGTCAGCGTATATGCGCCTCCATTGGTTAACTCAAGCACAAAACTGGTAGCGTCACCGGATGCGATAGGATTCGAGAACGTCAGCGTGAGGTTGCCGCCAATCGTTGCCGTGTGGACGTTTCCGTTTTCAAGATCAATCGTCGTGGCTGTGGTTATGCTGCCGTGAGCGTAGACCTCCATCGCATAATCTTTGACGAGCGGACGAGTGAGCAAATTGTCTTGCAGATTTGCCTCTGCTGCAAACGTCAGCGTATTTGCTGAGGTGTCAATCGTTTTGTTTGTTAGCGTCTGCGTGTCACTCGTTCCGACAATCGTACCAGACGGAGCGGTTACGGCTGATGTTGCGCCGCCGCTTATCTTGACGATCCCATTATATGCCGACACATCTGCCTCCAACCCGCCTCTTTCATGCGCTATGGTCCCTGTAATCTTAGACGCAGGTACTTCTGCACCGCTGCCTTTGAGCAGGTTGGCAATCTGGACGCCTTCATCATTGACCCCATCGGTCACATACAACCGATCAGTCCCATCTGGCGCTGTGTTTTCTGTTAAGTCGTGTACTGTTGCCATTGTTTATCCCTGAATCGGTGTCGCTTCTAAAAAGGAAAGCCCGTCAGCCTGATACCACGTACTGTTGTCATCTGCGGTTTTTGCATAACTAAGATACATTGATGAATCCTGTTCACACACCGCTATCATGTCAACCCAAAGAACCGTCTTGTCTGTAAATGTTACGTTGTTGGTTCCTCTTATTTGAAAGCGCAACCCAGTATTCCCGCTTGTAGAAATCTCATCCTCAATAGTTAGGAAGTCCATTAGACTTGCCTCAAGTGCGCGATTTACAATGTGTGCCAGATAAATCTTGATTCCGCTACCTAGATAGATTCCGGCGGTGCATCTATCGTCTGTGGTGTCTGCAACTGGTTTTGCAAGGGTTAAGCACCCACGAACATAATACATCTGTCCGGCTGATAGCGAAACGGTTGGACCCTGCCTTACGTCTGTGTTAGCCGATACGGCTCCAGTTGTAATCTGGTTGTATTTGAGTAGATAGGTATCTGAATCTGCTGTGCCATTGTCATCGCCCCGATTGATTGTCGTGTTGAGCGATTGCCACGCTGTGCGTGTTACTGTGTCATCTGTTTGTGGAAATACTGTGGTAGCCATTATCCAAGCAACCTCCGAGCATATATCCACGAGTTCGCCTGAACGGTAGATGCCGCTGCGTTACTTGAGTTTTGCGCCCATTTAAGCCCAACGGTCCCGCCAGTTGTCGTTGTCAAGATTCCCCGGACCAGAAAATCACCAACAGAGGCAGACGAGTATGGCGTACCCACCACGGCATAGGTAAATCCATCTGCTGCGCCCGGTCCCGCAAAACTGTAAGGATCACCAGAATCGAATCCTACGAGATCGAAGGAGATTCCACCGCCACCGTCAGTTGTTCTTAGGGCAAGGACAACATCCCACGTTGACCCCGCCTCTGCCGTCCACACGAGTTCGTCATCGTTTTGCAGGGTCGTGCTTGAGGTTACAGACTCGTCCGCGCTTTTGATAATGCCTACGTTGTAGTCGTTTGCGATACTTTTCTTGTGTGATACCGCTGTCACACCTGATCCATCTGTTGTGGCTGTGCCGAGAAAAAGCGAATCGGCAGGCTGCGTCCCGCTCGTGTTTACCGTAAACGTGCCATCGTCGTTTAGGTAGACGTAGTTCGTAGAACTGGCTGACAGAGCCTCTACCTGCGTACCGTCTGACACCACCTCAAAGCCATTGACGAAACACGTACCGGAAGATATATCTACGTTAAGACCTGTACCTGCTGATAGGATGTAGCCGCTTACGCGATACTCTGTGGCAACCGCAATGGTCTTGTTCGCCGAAGTCCATGCCGCCTCGGTGATCTGATCGCCTGCTTCTGGGAATACTGTGGTAGCCATTATGCGTCAGCGAAGGTTATGGTCCATGTTACGTTGATGCTCTTGGTGGCATCCTTGACGATAGCCGTTGCCAAGACGGAGCGGCAGAACATCGTCCCGCCTGATGCCGCGTCGAACATACCCAACTCGGCGATGGTGTTGCCGTTGGCTTCTGCCTTAGAGAAGAACGCCTTAAAGGTAGCGACTGCGCCCGATGCGAAGTCTGTGACGATGGCGTTGCGGTCCACCTCTGCTCCAAGCGCCGTGTCTGTCGTAGCCGCCGCCGTGTCATCCGTGCCGATGCCAATGTGAGACGGGAAGGTTGTCGAGTCCTGCGCCCATACAGCAGCAATACGAGCCACGCCGTTATTCGTGACCACGTTATTTTGCTCGTATACGGTCGTGCCTTCGTCGGTAATGACTTCAACAGTCACCCGTCCGTGTGGTCGTATGTTATCCGACATGGAATCCATCAATGTATGTGTCTGTGCCATTGACTGTGTAGGCTCCTGTGTAGGTGGTCCCGCTTGCGGCATCGGCTGCGGTTGCGTTGTCCTTCTCGCTGTTTAACAGACGAAGCACCTCATTGTCCCGCACAACAAACTTACGGTCTTGTCGGGTTTTCTGCTTCCAGTAGGACCACCCGGCAACGGTCTGCGTTGCGGCGGCGGTAACATCGAAGGATAGTTGCCCGTCATGTCGTAAAGATGCCCCGATCCTTTCGATCAAAAAGTTGGCATCAATGCCATGCTCGGGAAGGTTGATGTATTGCGTCTGCCCTGCTTCGAGATTGACCTGATCTGTTGTATAGCGGCAGGTAATACGGGGCTGTGAATACTGGTTCAGGATGGACTGCGCTTTTAGTTCAGCGGCTTCGGCATTATCAACGTCAGTTGCATCTACTACAGAGACATATTGACCAAGACCGGATTCTATTGCCTCGCGTTGCAAGATGCTTTCGTCGGAAATAGCATTCACAATAATCGGGAATCTTGCCTTGTATGTAATCTTGATTTTGTCCGTTGATGAAAGTACAGTACCCGCCGAGTCCTGTGTAATTACTGGTGATCCGCTGTTGTAGTACCAATCGCTCACAGTCCCAATACCATTGACGCCAACTGTTTGGGCGCTGTATCCGCTGCCTGTATCAACTTCTATTGTTGGTGTTGCGCCTATTTCTGCGCCAACCACGAATGTTCTTTTATCACCATCGCCACGTTGCACTTCAATGGTATCGGTTTCGTCAGTCGTTGTACCCGCCCTTAGATACACAACGTTTCGAAAACTGCCGCGAACGGTAGAGAACTCTATCGACTTATAAGGTCTGTTAGAAGATGTGATTGCAAAAGGTGCAGGAGCGGCTTCAACGGATCGAAAGTTTAGTTTTTTGTCCTTGTCGATATTCCAGAAGAAGCCGCTGATTTCTGCCAACTCGTCAAAGATCAACTCATAGGACACGTAGTTCCACGGCATATAGTCAATATATGCGCCATCATCTATATCCCCGGCGGTTATACCGTAGCCAGAAAGACCGGGCGAAGATACTGAAGATGAGATCCAACTTCCGGCAGTTTGCGCGGCAGTAGCATCTGCTACAATTTGCCTTCCTGCAATTTCGGAAAAGTCAATGCACCGATAGGTAAAGCGTATCGTCGTGGTCTCGCCTACGGTGATGTCCGTTTCTGAAATGCTCTCAACGGTCCCGCCCCAATAGACAGTCTGCTGCGCCAATTCAAGATTGCCGCCGCCTGCCAGTTCAAGATTGCCCCCGCCTGCTAACTCCAAAGGTGCACCGCCATCATCCCAAACAATTACATCCTCGCCCCACGTGCATGACGGGCTGCTGCCTATCTCTTGAAAGGACAACGTGCCGCGCTGTGTAACGGCATCCTCGAAACGGAAAGACTCCTTCACGAAGTCAATATCCGTACCCGCTTGGTTTTTGATTGCTATTCCCATTAGCGGTTGGTCCCGTAGATCTCCAATTCCTGTGACCAGTAAGGCATCGTTGCGGTGGCGATGGTCTGACCGTCAAGGTTGACGTTAATAGTCTGACCTCCTGTGGTCATGCCCATGCTGCCCATCACGCCGGATGTGTTAGCCGATCCACCTGTGCCCATATATCCCTGCAAGCCAGACAACCATGTTGGTGTACCCGCTCCATTCATGCTGCCACCTCCGGCAGTCCCAGATAGCCAAGACAGATCGACACCACCCATCAGGTTTGATGCAATTCTAGCGTAACCGCCCGATGCGATTTGCTGCTGTATCCACTCGTCGCGAGTTATTCCCATCGAAACCCACGGAGTCTCAGAACCACCAAAACCTGCGAGCCTGTAAATGCTATTTCCAAGCACGTAAGCCAGAGCAAGTTGGGTTGCAGCAGGTATACCCGCCAATATACCCGCGCCGCCTCCTGCACCTGCTGCTCCCGCACCTGCTGTCGTAAGGTCTGGAACCCCAGTTACGGTTGGACCCATCGTTCCCGGTCCAATAGCCCCAATTGTAGCGCCAACGTTTTGAATCTGTTGTTGAGCAGAAAGACCCGAAACAATATCCCAGATAGATGATCCGATTTTTATAAACAGGTCAAGAGTTTTGCCCCATATTTCCAACTTAAAGAGTTCGATCAGAGACGAAAACCCATTAACAACGGTAGCAATATCAAACGCAAGATTAGCCGTGTTCGAAACGAATCGCCCAAACGGTGTATCAGCACCGATACCCAATGTGTCCAATGCGTCACGGACGTCTCGCGTATACCGCGCCACATTAAAAGCATCGCTCTTTGCATCTGATAAGTTCTCAGTAAAAATTTTAAAGTGATGCCGGAAAGAATCCATACGCGAGACTTCATCCTCGGATGGCGCAATAGCACGTACAGCCTCGTTGAGTGTTTTGGGATCAACCGCAATCTTAAATAACCCATCAACCGAGTTTTTTAGCCCGTCGATGTCCTCTGCCGTATTCACTACTGTGTTGCTTACGGAATCCGAATCATTCTGCAAGGGATCTGCAATATCCGTTGCAAACGAGTCAAAACCCGACACCGCTCTATCAATAACCCTTTTAACCTTATCTGCAAATGTCTCCCCATCCTTACCAACTACGGCTTCCGCTGCGTCCTTTGCTATGTCTGGATCAATGCTTGCATCAATGTCGCTTTTCATCGACGCAAAAAAAGCGAGCATCGCATCGATGTTGCTTTTAGGTATATCCTTTAAAGCCTGAAATGCCTGATCAAACTTGCCACCTGCCGCAAGCGTTGTTGCCTTCAAAGCGCCTGCTATCTGTTCAATAGTGGTGTTAATGGTGGCAGCAAGAAGGGCAATAGTTGCTCCAACCGAATTGACAAGGTTAAGGGTGCCACTTACGAAAAGCGTCTCAAGTGTACCATTTTCGCCAATAAACAACTTGGTTACGTCCTCAGTAGCCTGCCATGCTAACCTAAAGACATCGGCAAGTGTGCCTAAAAGAGTGCCAACATTTGTGATCAGCGTTGTGAACGTTTCTGTGAGTGTTGTTTTTACCGCTTCTCCATTTGCAGACCACCATCCAACAATCACTCCATAGGTTTCGGCAATAGTCTCTTTCAGCCCCTCCCATATAGGAGAAAACGAGTTTTTTATTTGATCTCCAAACGTTTTGAATGCTGCTTGTACAGAGTCGGAGCCACGAGTTAAGCCCACAAATATCGCCGCTACTGCTGCCAAACCTGCCACGTAAGGATTAAACAATCCCATCGTCAGCGTAACGGCTCGCATGATAGCGGAGAATCCAGAAGCCACTCCGCCGAGCGAAAACACCAACGGACCCGCCGCCGCCGCAACGCCTGCGAGGATGATGCCGAGTTTCTTTGTCTCTGGATTTAGGTTCTGGACAAAATCGACCATTCCCTGAAGCCGACTCACCAGTTCGCTTGCATAAGGCAGGAGGAGTTCACCAATGGTTACTCCGAGATCATACGTGGCATTTCTCAGTCTTTGAAACTGATTGGCGAAAGAATCCGATGTGCGGATAGCATCGCCCTGTGCATCGGTGGTGCCTGCCATAAGCAGGTTGAGACGCGCCTGTACCTTTGCCTGATTTAGTTGTGCGCCCGTCAGTTTATCTGCGCCCATTCGCATCAACTCCTGCTTGAGCGATGCCTCGTTGATTACTACGCCAAAGGCAAGAGCGTTCTCGTGCGAACCGACAAGCGTACCACGTAGACGGGCAAGAGCCTCGTCCATCGGCATATTGTTAAAGGAGCCAAGATCAACCGCGAGTTTGGCAACCTGTACCGATAAATCACCCGCCTGCTGCTCTGTATATCCAAGCGGCTTAAATATATCGCCAAGTTGCCCAGCCATCCCCTGCAACTCGTAGCGGCTCCTTCCAGATGCGCGAGCAAAAGCGTCGAGTTGCTTCGTTACATCGCCGCCCACCGTCTTGAATACGGTGTTGAACTTTGACTGCATTTCCTCGGCATCCGAGGCGGCTTTTACGGCAGCCGCGCCAATGCCAAGAAGCGGAAGCGTAACCGCTGTCGATAACTGACGTCCGGTGTTGCGAAGATTAGACCCAACCTGTTTAAGTTGGTTTTCTAACTTCGCCATGCCCTGTTGGAACGACTTGATGTCTGCCCCAATCCGAACGTCAAGTTGTGCGACCGTAGCCATCTTCCAGTATTGCTTTTGCCCGTTGTCGGAGTTGCTGATATTCAGCCATCCGCATCACAGGCGTTTCCTGTTTTTTTAGTTGGCGATACATGGCATCCAGAGGCTTCTGCCGTTTGCCCGCCCTGAACAGCATCAGGTTTTCGAGTTGCTGCGCTATGATAAAGGTGCGCTGCCACTCCAATTCTTGATCCTGTTCGATGCGCTCCCTAACGCCTGCAAGCATCACGTTAATATCCCGTAGTGAACACTCATCGACCTGCGATGGTGTCATGCCGAGATAAGCGGCGCACATCTTGTCAATGGCTACTAAATCAGGAAAGGGTGCCGAGGGCTTATTACCCCCGGCTACCCCTTTCCCTCATCAGTTTCGCCGATAGAAGATAGACCATCCGTCATGCGTCGCAGGGCTTTACCAACGGCAGCGAGTACCGCGCCTTCGTCGGAGTTAGCCATAGCGATCATGAACTTGTCCTCCTTGAGAGTTGGAGCGTCCACCAAGCAGCCCACGTATGCGATACGTGCAAGGTCTGCAAGGCTCGGGCTTGCCATCTGCTCAAAGGTAAAGGTCAGGTTGTGCTTGATCTCTGCGATCCTAAAGGCAGCGGGTCCGAGTTTTAGCGTGTACTCTTTCTCGCCGACTTCAATGGTTACGGCTTCAGGATGGTTGTCTTTCATCGTCATTCAGATTAACTGGTGGTTCCGGTAGCCTCCGTAACCGTTCCAGATGCCTGAATGGTTGTCGAGAACGTCGAAGGCGATTCATCGCTAAATGTAAGCGACAGGTCGGTAATCACGCCACTACCGTACCATTCCGTGTCACCGGAGTTGGTAGAGGTAAGCAGAAAGTATACCGTACCGTTTGCAGCCTCGTAAGCGTCCGACAGTTTCGTGTATCCCGCATCTTCGGTGTGGTCAAAGATACCGGACATGGAAACCGTCTGGTTGCGCCGTCCTGCGATGAACGAGGAGTCATCCCCATCATCCTTCGTTGATACGTCGATTGCGCCCCGGGAGCGTGACAGCGAGTGCTCAGTTGCCAGACCTACGAGCGAGTAGTTGGCATCATTGGCTTCGTCTGCTGCTGTCGGTGCGGATGTCGCAACGTACAGCCAGTAATCCCGAGCGGATTTGTTTTTAGCCATTGTCCTGTTGGTTTAATTTATCCCGTAGGTCGGGAAACGTGTTTTCGAAAACAGACGAGTCTACGGAATAAACCCGACCCGTTGCCTCTGCCAGTTGCTCAACGCTCCACATATTTGTGTCGGTCTTTATGTCCACCAAGTCGGCGGCTTGCTCGCGGCAGTTTTGTATATACTTGAACTTACATGGGTATGCCTTTGTTTGCATACGGTTGGTAAACGATTTGTCGAGGTATCTGTTCAGCCCTGAATCCCACGGCTGCCAATTTACCCGGTCAAGTACATCAGAGGTGGCGATCATTCCCGCGCCGGGATTGTGGCGCTCCCCGTAGTACGCCTGTCTGTTACGGGTGTCGTAATAGTAGAGGTCTTTGAGTCCGACTACATCTGCGCCGAGGTCAATGTGTGACAGGGACAAGCGTATGGCGTTGGCGGTCATTATGTCATCGGAGCCTACGATCAGGACTGCATCCACCCTGCTACGTAGCGCCGCCATGCCTGCGTTCCACTTGTCGGACAGCGGGAGGTTGTCATGTTCGAGGTATTCCCATCCCGCCTGCTCTGCAAGGCTCCTGCTTACATCGCCTTCGCTACCGACCGCCAAGCGGACAGAGCGGGCAGGCGATAGGTCCAAGTGGGCATAATGATCCAGAACAATGCGAGCGATAGCGTGGCGTTTCCATAGCGTTGTCAGTATACCGAGGGTCATGCAGTCTGTGTGAGGATGAAGCGCACCCGATACGGCACTCCCCAATAAACCTCGTTGGCTCTCATATCATCGCGCAGAATAGGACCGCCGAAGTCTGGGTATACATCCGACACCTCGTAGCCAGTCACCGTATACACAACGTCACGGTCGGTCAGAGCGGCGAGTCCGGTAGAGGCGTTAGCCTGCGCCGTGTTAGGGTCTGTTGCCCACGAAATGCAGGTGTGCGTGACCTCTGCTCCCTCGGTTGTCTTGGTCGTGAGCGGTCCCGGTATAAAGGTTGCGTCACCAAAGACCGTGTAAGGCGGTGTAAGACCCTCGGGCGGGTTGACGTATGCCGTGACACCTGCTGCGTTTAGAAGGGTCCAGATCTCGTCCTGTACTGCTTTGCGTGGATCGTTCATTTCAGTTTGAGTGCTGCGATCATTCTGCGACGATGGTCTGCACGATTAGCCTCTGCCGCCGGGTTCATGAATGGCTGCGCCTTGTTGCCTCGGGTTATAACGAAAGATTCCGTTGCCTCGTTATAGTAGACCCACGGCGTTGTGCGGTGTCCTCCTTTGGGGTTCTCCCCGTAGATACCTGTGCCAAACTCGACGAACTCAGAATAGTGCGCCTTGCTTACAACATAGGCTTCGTAGTTGCGGGTCGGCTCGGCAACGATCATGCGGCGAAGCGAACCGCCACGCGCACCCATGCCGCTTCCGCTCTGCTTGTTTACAGGAGCGTTCTTAATAGCATCGTTACGGACCAAATTCTTTGTCGTGTTGATCTCCTGCACGATACGGTCGGCGGCTTGCTCGCTGTACTTTGCGATGTCCCTCAGCGCCTTGTCGAGTCCCTGTACTTCTACCTTTACCATTTAGGACTGTCGCTCCGTCTTGACGATCATGAACTTGTCGCGGTAGTCTACATTCTCGACCGAGCGCACATCGTAGTTCTCGCTGCGAAAGACAAGGCGGTACTTGTTGAGCATCTGTGTGTCGGCGGTCCCGAGATCGTCCCTGTAACGCATCACAAACTCGTGCGTGTAGATGCCTTCGGGTTTACTCGCGTCCTCGGCTTCGCGTCCCGTCAGCGTCCGCACAGAGGCGTATACGGTCTCGATGGTTGCCCAAGAGTCCGTGATGACACCGAGGTTGTTCTGCGGAGTGCTTGCCTGCACCGCTACCCTATGACGCATTTCTCCTATCATCAGAATCCGATTGTCCTGTGGTGGGCGATCTCGCCAAGAATCCTAAACTCCCGCTCCTCTACGTTGTCGCGGTTCTCATCGCCTCTGCGCTCGTACCAGAGGGCGAGCAGTTTCAGCGTAGCAATCAGGATGTCAGCAGGAATATCGGTAGATGCGTTACCATATCCGGCAACGTATACCAACGTACCTGCGCGGTCCATGCGGTTAACTTCCCAACCATCGTTGCGGTGTTTGAGGTATGATGCCTCGACGAGTTGCCAGTTCTCGGCTGCTTCTGTGTAGGATGTCTCCACGCCTGCGCTGTTCTCGTCGTAGATCGTCAGTGAAGTTACTGACTGCACCGGAGGTCTGGGAATCTCAATGCGGTCCCGCATATCGTCTCCATTCATCTCCCACGAATAGGTGCGGGTGATAAGGGAGCGCCGCAGATATTCCTCAACGCGGACGCGAGCCGCCTTGATAAGAATCGTCAGGATAGCGTCTTGGCTCGTATCGGACGAGTCGATACGCAACCATTATTTTGCTTCTGCT